TTCCTACGGTTGTCGTTGTTGCGTCCGATAATAACGGTCAGGTTGTCTTCACTGAGAAGCAGACGGGTACCAATATGGCGAATTACTATCGGGTTCTGAGGAGCGCCACCAAGGCGATTACTTGTTCGTAAGAGGCAGGCGATCACGCATGGTTCCATAGACCATTGCCCATGCAAGCTCACCAATACCTGCGCCCAAAACAACAGATACGATCTCATTCAAATACGGAGTCGTGAACATCCCGCCACTTCCCATGGAAACAAGGGCAGTAAGAACGATTCCGGTGCTTGCTCCGATGGTCGTCATGACACGTTTTTCCATGCTGAGCTGAGGCTGAGTCCATGCGTCCTGCATGAGATACATCATGGCAGCAGATGTTCCGACCGTCAGAGCCGGCAAGAACCGAGGGAATCCTCCATAAAACACAATTTGGAAGACAAATCCAACCACCATAGCAACCACCGAAATGGCCGTCATGATCGTGTAGCGGAAGTCCTGTAGAATAACATCCGCTATGGGACCTCCAAGCAGAATTGCATACGGCAAGTAAGATCCAGTTGTTTGTGCGGTAGTGCTGGCAAAGCCCATAAGACCTTGGCTCGTTGGTAAACTGACTCCGTTGAATGACGGAAGAGCCCGAGACCCAGTGATAGCTAGAATTGATCCGGCAGCGATGAGTAATAACACACCGATCAATAGCGCCTGTGCTGAAAATGTGTCCATCTTTACTTTACAGAATACAAAATAGCGACGGAATACAAATGCCCGAGACACCACCAAAAACCGTTACTCCTGTACCTGAGTTCACATTCATGGATTTTTTGAATGTAATCATCATGATAGGCCTCGTTGTTGCAGGTGGGTATTATGGATGGAAGTTGGGCGGACAATGGTCTTACGGATATTGGACAAAGGTTCAAGGATGGGGAGTGTATATTGGAGCTGTAATCGGTTCTTTGTTCACGTCAGCGAAATCAAGGGTATCAAACTCTTCTACTCCCGTTTAACTAGCAGCCCGACGATCACGATATCCCCACTCCTCGTTTACATTGGACCCCCACACAGTATCATCCTCACCCTTATCTAACGTCTGAAGATATCGCTCCTTACGCTCAATCTGTTCGTCAAGAGTCCACTCCTTCTTCACCTTTTTCTCAACAGTTTGCCATCCATCTGCATCCACCTTGGAAGCTGGCACACGTGGCTGCTCTTCCGCAGAATAAATATACTCATCGGTTCCGTGATATTCCCTGTGAAGAGAAACCTTGTTCCTTCGGTTTGCTTCCTCCCTCTCACGATTCCGCTTATCCAGCTCTGTCTGGAACTCCTTCTGCACACGATCCTCTTCCTCCTTCTCATTCCACTCCGTTGCCAGAGCCGAATACGGCTTTGCCATCGGCGACGGAGCTACGAGAGGCTGGCGTGTAGAAAGCTCGGGGAAGTTCGGAGCCGGCTCTGACCGATTACGACGAGACGGAGGAACATACTTTCCAGACATTCTAGGGTGTTACTCTATTATTCTGGAACGCTCAAAATCCGTTTTCACTTAAGAATCTTTCAACGAAAACGGAATGAAACTTGTCCAAAATATATTTTCAAAGATGCCTTTTGGAGTTGTCATTGCACTCAACGGCCATATCGGGGAGATCCAAATCCCCGCAAAGACTGCCGATGTTCTTGAATGGATGCGCAAAAAGTATAAGTGTCCCGATATCCAATTCCATGGAAAGCTTCAGCATCCTTTGAAGGAATCTAGGTGGTTGAGCGTATTTGCGTCGGTATCCGAAGATGATGAGAACCAGCATATGCTTCCTGCGCCATTTGACGATGAGACGTATACGAGCCCCATCATCGTTCTGTCGGCAGAGACGGAAGATCAGGACGGATACGAGGCTCCGATGTCTGCATACGTAGACCTTCGGGCGGATGAGTATGAGACGCTGTATCAGGAGTGGACGTTTGCGGTGGATGATGACGAAGAGATTGGTGAAGCGGATGCAATTGACGACGAGATTGTAGACGATGAGTCGGTCGTGGAAGAGGAAGAAGTTGTTCGGCCTGCGGCGGCTGTCCGAGCTCCAAAGATTGCGACTGTAAAGACCAAGGACGTCTTTGTATCCTGTGCGATTCGTGAAAAGGTGATTTCCAATTTTACGGAAGTGTTTGGAAACGAGGCCGCTGCTACAGAGTTTGAACTCTATATGCTCCAGAATCTTGTGGACAGAGCCACCAAGGATGGCGTAGATGTCGATTGGGCGAATCGCACGTTCTGGAACATGTATCGTAGCAGGGCAATCTCACTGTATGAGAACTTGCGGGGCGAGGACAGTTACGTGAAGAACAACGAGAAGCTTCTTGAAAAGTATCATGCCGGAGAGCTGGATTTGAAGACTATCGCAGAAATGACGCCGATGGATATGTGTCCTGCTCGGTGGAAGGATTCTGTGGAGCGCATCATTGAGATGGAGAAGCGATTGTATGCGAAGAACGAGAGTGCGTCCATCTTTATGTGGTGTTCTGGTTGTAAGAAGAAGACGAAGTGCGACTACTATCAGTTGCAGACTCGATCAGCGGACGAACCAATGACGACATTTGTGAATTGTCTTGAGTGTGATCGTCGGTGGAAGTTCTAGGCCGGAATGCTTCTTTCGTAGGAGCCGGCGATTGCCCGTCTACGTGTACGTGTATAGGATCAAGACCGTTCGTGATATCCGGCTTGCTGAGATCAGGAGTCGTATCTCCGAACTGTTTTTTGAATAACGAGATGATCTGTTCAGGAACTTGCGGACTCGTTTCATGTAGTCTGTCCAGCTGATCACGCACGACCTTCAACATATCCTGCGCCTCCATCCGTTCCTTGCGTGGAAGCGAAAGTTCAATCATGATAAACCTGTGGATTTTTGAGTATGCTGACGACGTCATGCGATGAGATTCCTTGCGAGACGACCAACCGAAATGGGACGCCAAAGTATTCAGGACGCTGACAGTCAAGCTAAGAATACCGATACCAATACTGGATGCAGCAGGGTCATTGAAAAGGGTTTGCGAACCGATGGATGCTGTTCCGGCCACAGTCGACAACACGATAGTCGGTATGGCGATGTAATTGTTCAACGTCGCATACCGTTTTTGGGACTGCGTGTGGAGCCACGAATAACACATCGCCCTCTCTCCTTCCTCTGACAATATCCTCTCAATCTGCCCGTTCCACCGAATTTTTCCTTTCTGTTCGTCCATCCTTGTTTTATCACAAAATTTTAACGCACAAACATAATGGACGACCGATGGGTGCGTATGTTAGAGAGACTTGGTCTTCCAAAGACCGTTGCCGAAGACCGTATGAACATACTGATGTCAAAAATGAAGGAACATGGCTTCATGGATAAGAAGGGAGGAGAGCGAAAGGGCGTGGACGGAATAGGCGATTCTGTGGTGGACTCGTTGAGCACATCGGAAAGTGCGGCCGTATTCATGTCCAAACTTCCTCAGTTCGTCTTCATTCTCAAATCTATTGAAGAGAGATCTCCGGGTGGAGAACTTATTGGACTTGCGATGGATATGTTTACGACTGCGTTGAGCACGGGAACTGATAGCGCTCAATTGCTCATAGCCAACATTCCTGGGTTTGGTCCTATGATCAATTTCGTCATTGGGTTGTTTATTTGGCCGTTCCTTGCGATGATATCGCTAAGTCGTAAGGAGTTTGAGCAGTCGGTGGAAGAGTATTTGAAAGTGATCCCGCTCGGTATCGGCAAAGCCATGTCCACGATATTCGCAAAAACCGATAGGCTAGGAATCAAGGTAGAGTCCAGGTGGGATAAAATCAGCGAGCAGTTTGCAGTATTGATTGAAAAGGCAAAGGCTGGAATTGAAAAGGCAAAGATGGAAAATCCAGCAACTGCCAGGTATCTCGGCGATACAGCGTCCCAAGCAAAGAATCTTGCGAGTCAAAGTTCATTTGCCACTACCGACTTGGCAAAGGCACGCAGGGCAGATTCGGTGTTAAAGCAGTCAAAGGCTGAACAAGGGGCTGAGGATATTGGAGATCTGTATAGCCAAGGAGCCAAGGCAGGACGACGCAAGAGACTTTCAACAAAGAAGCGAGATACTAAGAATAAGAAATGGAAGAGAACAAGACGAATCAAGTCCGTGAGGCGCTGAGGAATTGGATTGCTCTGGATGACGATGAGCGTCGTCTGCGCAACGAGATGAAGACGAAGAAGGAGGCAAAGGCCGCTATTTCCGCAACCATTCTGGAGTTCATGCGTGATAATCAGGTGGACAACTTTGCACTGGAAGGTAACGGAATCGGCAATATTTCTCGTAGCGTCCGTACATCCCGCCCTCCTCTTCGTCGCAACGAGCTCCGCACGAAGCTCCTGATGACATTCGCAGACGAGCCTCAGAAGGTCGCAGAGTTCCTGAGATCCATCGAAGGAATCCAGCAGGGCGAGGACAACATGTCGGCTGGCGGAACGCAAAAAGAACTTCTTGTGCGCCACATCCCCCGAACCAAGACCACTCTATCCATGTCTACTTAAATTTGGAAATACAGAATGGATTCTTTTGCGGCCAACTGCTCCGCCTGCTTCTTTGTTGACGCCATACCTCTTCCAATCACCTTGGATTCATGAATGACTTCCATCGTGTATTGGCCGTTGACGCACGAAGCCATTTGGTAGGTCGGCGTGATATGGAACATGGACTGATACAACTTCTGAAACTGTTCCTTAAAGTTCCGATTGTTCATCAGAATCTTGGGAATGTCAATATACAATTCAACGAGCGAAATAATGAACGCATACACGATCTTGAAATCGTAGTCTGTATCCGTCCACAACGCTCCAATAAAGGCTTCCAAAATATCACCGAGCTTCTTTGTATTTGTCCGGCCTGCACAAATATCTTCATTGTGTCTTGAAATCACGTAGAACTTTGCGAGCCCAATAATTTCACTCAATCTACCGAGCGTTTCATTACAAACAATCTCCTTCTTCAAGTCTGTGAGAAATCCTTCGTTCTCCTGAGGGAATCTCTGCATGAGATAAGTGGACACGCACGCACCGAGAATGGAATCGCCAAGATGCTCTAGCCGTTCATAGGATTCATCAAAGAGTTCTAAACAATCAGCCGGTTTTGCCGCAAGCTGAGAACTTTCGCCGTTCGGGGTTGTATAATCTTTACGCTTGACGTAGGACGAATGCACCATCGCCATTTGGAACGTTTGCGTATTGGTGGGCTTGAATTCGCATTTGTGCTTGGAAAGAATCGCTTGGATTTCCGTTCGGCTAAACAAGCGATTGTTTGAGTTATAGGGATTGTAGAACGTTGTTGTCATTGTTTACTTCTGTCTACGATACGTCTTGCGATTCCGTTTTCCACGACTCTTTTGAGTTTTACGACCGTTGCCGAACCATACAGGTAGGGTAGTTGGTCCGCTTTTTATGATTTGATCCATATTCTTTAAGATGTTTTCCATCGTGTATTCAGCACCAAACTTTGCGGTTAGCGCCGAGTCTATTATCGCTGTCTTTTCTTCAAGCAGTTTCTTTGATCTTGATTGAAGTATTGGAACAATCGGAGCTTGTGGCTTTATGTTCATAAGAGCAGGTATCGTTTGGGTTCCAGTTAGAAATGATCTCCATAATATGAAAACATAAATCATAAAAGGCCAAATGGTCTGTATATCGGACCATACATGTTGATCAGCACCATTATTTTTCCGATGGCTCAGCACATATATCGTTTTTCTTAATTCTCTGAATTTTTCAAACGTATCATCTGTGCTCGTCAGTTCCATGACAAACCGGTCCTCTATCACTCTACTTGCGATCTGCTCGGAAAGTTCTGCACGCTGAATTGCATTTAATCCAGTTCCTCTTGAACCAGCTTCACTTAGCGCACGAATCATAAGTCCCGTCATAATTCGGTGTATATCTCTTGCATATAGCTCTATCACTGGGAGCATATCAATACTACGAATCGTATACAGATTACGATTTTGTCCAGAGCTCGGAGCAGACCTTGCAATTTCACGAATGGTTGGTCTGGAAATATCTGGATCCATTGCAACATATTCACGAATCTTCATTACCGACATTGCTAGAAACTGAGAGGGAGTGTATCCTAATTTGTTAGACTGGTTGGTGATTTCTAAGCATATCTTTTGAATAATCGTGCTTTGTCCATCAACCCAATCCTTTTTGGATTTTCCTTTGTTGTCTTTTTGTATTTTAATCCACTGCCACAATTTTTCTCCTCCTCCGTAATTTGTTGTTTCCAATATCGCATACAACATCTGTTTTATAAACCGCACTTCAATATCGAACTTAAAGTCATCTCTCAGGATAATAAAGTGTGTGTTTGACTTGACCTGATTACATATCTCGTGTGCCCAACGATATTCTCGCTGCAATTCCTCTTTGTAGAGATCGCCCCGATTCCTTCCAGTTTCGTCTGCTTGGTCTTTTAATCCTTCATAAATACCTGCCGAATAGAGTCCTGTGAAACATAGGGCCTGCATGACTGGAAACACGTGCTCGCATTCCGGAGCATATTTAAACCCGTATTTTTCTCCGCCATAAATGGGTGTATCGCAAATCCAGCACATACTCTTCTGATTCTGAGACCCTACCGTATTATTACATTGGGTAACTGGAGTGCTAGGTTCAAAAAAATCACGAAGAGCACCCTTACGAACCTTCGTAGGAGCCTTACGTGCCTTCTTTGGCGTCTTTCCAGTCTGTAATGCAACTTCTTCGTCAGCAATACTCTTATTGACAACTTTGTCGTATAAGCGAGTGTATGTGTCTTCATCAAGACACTTTTTAATGGATTCCGTAAGTTCTCCAAAGACAATAGATTGGTTCCTTTCGGCATCTGCAATAATTTCTGGATCCTTTGGATCTGGAACATACCCGAACTCTCGCATGCTTACCGGAAGCAAAATGTCTTTACTTGGGTTTGGAGCAGCTCCTTCGGCAATATCTATGATGGAGTATGCGGTAGTTTCTGCCACTAAATTCGGAAGCGTCTTGGCGTTGTAATGTGCAGCTCCGGGAGGAGCGAACACGCCCTCCATAGGATCTTCTTCCATTACTTGTATTGCGCATTTTTATTCAGGAACCACATGCGTGAACGCAAACTCGGTGGAAACCAGCGTCTTTGTCTTCTTGTCCACGATGCTCTTGAAACACTCATCGGCGTTGGGATTCCGGGTGCTCTCAAAGTACTCCTTCAAGTGCGTCTGCAGATCCTTCTTGGAAAGCGTCCATGCCTTGCTCCACTGATTCGGCCTCTGAATTTGAATCGTGGAATTGTCGGAGGACATACGGATTTCGTTGTATCCAGTAAATTCTGGGTTCTGGAGGAGCGAGGCCATTTCGGACTCTACGGCCTTCCGCTCATTGCGCAACGTGTGAACTTCCTTGTTCAAACCCTGAATTCGGTTGTCAATCTGGCAATACGACTCAAAGCGGGACTTGAGTGTGGCGAGCATCTTCTTGTGAATACATTCGAATCGGTTTGTAAACTTAATTCCGTTTTTAGAACAAGGATGTCTGTTGACGCAGCAGAAATAGAGAATTTAAGACAGACTTACAACCGAGAACACTCCGTTCAAATTCCTATGGGTGAACCGAAT